GCTCCATCGCGATGCGCGACAATCGCGGCCCCTATCGCATCGTCGATGCCGCCCATGCGCAACGCATCGTCGATGCGACCAAGTCCTGGCTGGGCGGCGCCGACTTCAATTTCGACTATGGCCATTCGGTCCAGCGCGACCAGGCGGCGATCGCCGCTGGCTGGGCCAAGGCCGATAGCCTGAGCGTCGAGGCCGACGGCATCTATGCCTCGGTCGAATGGACCGACGCCGCCGCGCAGCGCATCGCCGCCCGCGAATATCGCTATCTCAGCCCGCTCTTCCTCGCCGCCAAGTCGGGCGAGGTGCTGCAGCTGAAGAACGCCGCCCTGGTCAATATCGGGGCCATCGACCTGCCGGCGATCGCCGCCGGCCTTTCCGGAGAAGAAGACGATATGAGCTTTGCTCTCATTGCGGCGGCGCTCGGCCTTGCGGCGACCGCCACCGAACAGGAGTGCGTGGCCGCCGCCACGTCGCTCAAGGAACAGGCGGATACCGCGCCGTCCACCAGCACGATCGCGGTCGCGGCCGGACTGGCGGCGGGCGCCAGCGTCGAGGAGATCGCCGCGTCCGTCACCGCGCTCAAGAAAGGCGACCCGGCCAAGTTCGTGCCGGTCGAGCAGGTCGCGGCCGTCAACCAGCGGCTCAACAGCCTGGAGGCCGAGCGCGCCGAACGCGAGGTCGCAGCGGCTATCGAGGGCGGCAAGCTGGTCCCGGCGCTCAAGGATTGGGGCCTCAACCTGTTCAAGACCAACGAGCAGGGCTGGCATGACTTCCTGGGCAAGGCCCCGGTCGTCGTCGCGGCCGGCAGCCAGATGGACGGCGGCAAGCCCGATGGCGGCGCGACCGAGGACAAGCTCTCCCCCGAGGAGGTCGCGGCCTGCGCTTTCCTGGGCATCAGCGAGGAAAACTTCCTCGCTGAGAAGAAGCTGAAGAAGGGAGCCGCCGCATGACCGCGATCGCTACGCCGCGCGTCAAGACGCGGAGCCGGGACGGCAAGCAGTTCGTGCGCAAGATGGCGCCGAGCAAGATCCTGGCGGGCACCATCGTGATGCTGAATTCGACGGGCTTTGCCACCGGCGGCGCGACCGCCACCGGCCAGGTCGCCGACGGCGTCGCGATGGAGACGGTCGACAATGTTGGCGGCAGCTCCGGCGACAAGTCGGTGCGCGTCGAAAAGGGCGTCTTCTGTTTCGAGAACAGCGCCTCGGCCGATGCCGTCGCCCTCGCTGACATCGGCGAAAACTGCTACATCGTGGACAACCAGACGGTCGCCAAGACCGACGGTTCCGCGACCCGCAGCGTCGCCGGCAAGATCGTGGACGTGGACGCCGAGGGCGTCTGGGTCCTGTTCGCCTGAGCCGAAGAAGGAACCGCTCAACATGGAAATCAACCGGGGTAACCTCCAGACGCTCGGCACAGCCTTTTCCGGCCTGTTCCGTGGCGGCCTGGGCATGGCGCCGTCCGATTATCTGGACATCGCCACCGTCGTGCCGTCGAGCACCGGCAAGAATGAATATGGCTGGCTCAACCAGATGCGCGGCATGCGTGAATGGCTGGGCGACCGTGTGCTCAACCAGATCAGCCAGTCCGATTATTCGATCAAGAACAAGGACTGGGAAGACACGATCGAAGTGGAGCGCAACGACATCGAGGACGACAATCTCGGCCAGTATAACATGCTATTCACCGAGATGGGCCGGGCCACCGCCGCGCATCCCAACGAGCTGGCGTTCGGCCTGCTCAAGCTCGGCTTTTCCACGCCCTGCTATGACGGCCAATATTATTTCGACACCGACCATCCGGTGCTGGACGCGTTCGGCAACGTCACCTCGGTCGCCAACACCGACGGGGGCGCGGGCGCGCCCTGGGTCCTCTACGACCCGAGCCGCGTCACCAAGCCGATCATCTTCCAGGAACGCAAGAAGGCGCAGTTCATCGCCCGCGACAAGCTGGACGATGACAATGTCTTCTGGCGCAAGAAATATGTCTATGGCGTCGATGCCCGCTACAATGTCGGCTTCGGCTTCTGGCAGTTCGCCTGGGGCAGCAAGCAGACGCTCGACGCGGCTCATTACGCCACCGCCCGCGCCGCCCTCATGAACATGAAGGGCGATTATGGCCGGCCGCTGGGCCTGCTGGGCGGCGCGCAGAAGCCGATCCTGCTGGTTCCGCCCAGCCTGGAAAGCGCCGCGCTCAAGATCGTCAACAATGAGTTGGGCGCCAATGGCGAGACCAACGAGTGGAAGGGAACGGCGACCGTCAAGGTCTCGCCGTGGCTCGGCTGATGCGCGGGGCTCTGCTGCTGACGGCTGCGAAAACGCCGTATCGCCGCGCCGGCCTGGCCTTCCCGATCGGGATGCCGCTGACCGTCGCGATCCGCTCGCTCACCGTCGTCCAGCTGCGCCAGCTGCTGGCCGATCCCCAGGTCACGGTCATGGTCGGGCAGGACAATGGCGCGTTCCTGCTGGTGCCCGAACTGACCGCCGCCGCAACGGATGCGCAGCTCCAGGCCTTTATCGACGCGGCTCCGCCGATCGAGATCGAGGCCATCCCCGCTGGCCCGATCGGACCGGAAGAGGAGCTGGCCGAACTGCGCCTGCGCCTGGCCGACGCGGCCGTCGCGCTCAACCAGGCGAACAGCCAGATCGAAACGCTGCAGGACGCCGCGAAGGCTTCCGCCGCCGCGCTCGCCGCGGCGCAGTCGGATGGCGAAGCGATGGGCGCACGGATCGGCGAGCTGGAAGCGAAGCTGGCTGAGGCGAGCAAGGCCACCGCCGCGCCCGCTGAAGCCAAGACGAAGGCCCCCGCCAAGGCCAAGCCGACCGACACCAAGCCGGCCGACGCATGATCGCCATGGCCGGCGCAGCGCATCCTCTCCGCCTGCGCCGGCCATGAGCCGCCACCCCCTGCCAGCTCACCGGCGGGGGGACCATCCGGGACGGGGCCGCGCCTCTGCACGGGTTTTCCGGTCCCGTCCCGGACCATGTTTCTAAAGGAGCTTCGTCGACCGCCATGTTCGCCACCGCCGATGATATGCGCGCCCGGTTCGGCGAGGATGTGCTGGTCCAGCTCACCGACCAGGATGGCTGGAACGCTCAGGCGATCGCGGCCGTCAACGTCAAGCTGGCGACCGCGACGTCGATCGTCGAAGGCTATGTCGCCAAATATCATGCGCCCGCGCCTGGCCGCGCTGTCCCGCCGCTGCTGATCGAGCTGACCTGCGACCTCGCCTATGTCCGGCTGCATCGCGCGCTGAGTGACGACCTCAAGGATCGGCGCGACCAGGCGATGAAGCAGCTCAAGGATATTTCCACCGGCCTGCTGAAGATCGACCAGGGCCTGCAGGACATCCCCGCGCGGGGCGGCGCGGTCATTGTGCCCGATCGCCCCCGCACCTTCAGCCGCGATTCCCTGGAGGGCTTCTGATGCCCGGCGCTGGCCTGTCCCTGACGCTCGAAGGCCTGGTCGACGTCGAGCGCCGGCTTGCGCGCTTGGCCGACCAGCTGGGCGACCTGACGCCGCTGATGGATATTTTGGGCATGGAGATCGAGGTCGACATCGAAGAGAATTTCGAGGGCGAGCATTCGCCCGCCGGCATCCCCTGGCCCAAGTCGCGGCGCGCGATGGAAACGGGCGGCAAGACGCTGACCGACACGCGCCGCCTGCGCGGATCGATGACGCATATTGCCCGCCCGCGATCGGTCGAGGTCGGGACGAATGTCGTCTATGCCCGGCGGCACGACCAGGGCTTTTCCGGCACCGAACAGATCGCCAGTCACAAGCGCACCATGCGCCAGGTGTTCGGCGTTACGCTGGCCGAGCCGATCATCGCCACGGTCAAGGCGCACAGCCGCAAGGTCGGGACGCCGCAGCGCCAGTTCATCGGCATTTCCGCCGACGGCCTGGCCGGCATCCGCGATCACGTCGCCGACTATCTGGACGCCGAGCAATGATCGCCGCGATCGAATTGGCGATCCTTGCCCGCCTGAAGGCGATGGAGCCGGCACTGGGCTTTGCCTGGCGTCGCCTGGAAACGCTGCCCGAGGATTGGGAAGCCTATCTGGGCGACATGA